GGGGGCGGCGGTGGAACTGGTTCTGCCGTCGCTTCCCTACACGGCGTGTTTGAACGATATCTGAAATCTGTTCAAGCCGAAGGGGAAGTTGTGTATCTCACCTCTTGGCCGACCGCACAAGAATGCTTGAACCCGACAATTAGCAGAAATGCGCTCGCACTCCTTAATGATGTTTCAGAGCACACGCACGTTGTATTAGATAACGAGCGTCAAGTTAAGTTGCTCCGCGGCAAAGTTGGAATGCTTGGATTGTTTCCCGCAGCCAATACCGCATTCGCAAAGCTGTGGACACAAGTATTAAAGCTATCTTCAGATAAGTCACCGATTCAATCTTTTGATTCAAAAGATCTCGAAAGATGTTTGCGAACGCCACAAAGAATGTTTATTGGTTCGACAATGGTTAAGGATCCTGCCACTCCCAACCTGGGTTCGATGATTCTTCAGAATTGCATGAAGCGTTCACCGTGCCCCCCGGCGAAAGGAAAGCCAAAGACAGGCGCACTGCTTCTGGTTGTTTCGTCTGCAATGGCAAACGATCCAGAAATCAGCAAGCACATGGATGCTGCGATTGGATATGTCGGCGGAAGAACCGAGACACTTTTTTCAGGCGTTTACATTAATGATAACGTACCTGGGCTCGTTGCCATACTATGTATGAATGGGCTACCCAAAGGAAAATAACAAATGAGCCCGAGAGATTTAATGAGAATGACGTGGGAAAGAGCCACACAGCTTATGTTGTTAAGAGGCACGCTAGAAGATTACGTTTTATTCGCCGCCGCTAAAGGCGCCTCGTTCGCGATTGGCGTGGGTCTAGGCTGGTATTTATGGGGAGCAGTGTAAATGAAACTATCCAAATCCCAACTTAAACAGATTATTAAAGAAGAGCTTGAAGAAGCATATGGCGGCGCTTCAGGACCATTTCCAGATAGGTACGGTGATGCTCACGAGAAGAGTCAGAAAACTAATATGAATCGCAGCCTTGGTGAGTTTGCTCAATGGGTCTCCCGCATCGACGGACACATCGAACAGATTACAGGAGAAAGTATAACAGCAGATAAGATGCCCTCTGATATTAATCTTTATGATATGTGGCTCCTTGGATTGTCTCCTGGTCAGGCTGCACAAGATCTTACGACGAGAGACTATTAATGAAACTTTGGAATAAACTAAATCACTGGCTCGAATGGCGCGGAATTAAGTGGACCGACATTCTTGGTTCGGGTGTAGCATTTGGAACAATCATTGCACTAATTATAGTATTAATATGGGCAGGATTACAATGAAACAAAAGCTCTTAAAATTATGTCGATTGGATGTGCTGGCTCTTGGGCTAGCATTGCTTGCTTTAGCAGTCGCGTGTTGTGGACATCACAGAACACATGAAAGGTTGAATGAGATGGAACGCATTGGAATCCCGCATCAACCACACCCGCCCGTTAAATTAGGAGAAGAGTGCCCATGGTAATTAATGAAGCAAAATTGACAGAAATGGCAACCCAGGAACTTAAAAACGTTCTCTTAGAAAAGTACGCACGGGCTCAACTGGCTCAGGTACTAGCAGAACAAGAAATGGTTTCTACCGCAAAGATTGAAGAATTACTGGAAGATGTCGTCGAAGCATTGGGACTCATCGATTTAAGTATTGATTATTTGACTGCCGCATTGACCGGCAATGATCCCGCCTCAATCGGCGTGGCGCAACGAGTGTTAGGCCGCGGCAGTCGACGAGCAGCTGATGTCAGCATTGGAAAGCCGGGCTCTTAAAATGAAAATTACCTACGCCACATTAATGAATATCATCAAGGAAGAACTAGAGGAAGCTTTAGATCCTCACAGGTCTTTAGCTGCACAGGCAGAAGATGAATATGAAGAACCCACCGGAGAGCCGGGCGATATTGAGGCGGACACTGTTTTTCCTGGCGGCGGTCCCGGCGAATGGCAGGCTGCTAAAGATGCGGAACCAGTCAAGCAACGCCCACCGCGTGAGTATCGTCGTGAAGCCATCAAGCTCCTAGCCAGTTTTAATGTTAAGGTTGGTCCTGACGAAATTGATATCGTTGCATGGCAACTCTACAACAATGCCATGGCTTCTGAAACGGAGCCGATGAAAGAGCCGGGCGGCAAGCTTTCGTTCCTCAAGAAGGCCATGAAAAAAATGGGGTTGTCAGAAGTTACCAACGCAGAGTTAAGTGCCATCCGTTATTTTACGCGTGGACTCTCTTATGAAGTAGAAGCTTTGTTGGTTCAACTAATGCATAAGCATGATTTTACATTGGATGATGTAGAAGTGATGGCTAAAGAGCTTAGAGGCCTTGGGCAAGGAAGGCTTGATCCTGCGCCACAGAAACGCATGGCCGAAGGTCCACTCCAAAAATACATTGAAGAAGAGATAGACAAGTATTTAGCCGAAGTCCATTCAGAAAAACAGCGTGCCTATATGTGCGCGCAAGCAAATTTACCGGATAGTGAAAGAAAAAAGGGCTTATCAAAAGCAGAAGCAGAAGAAATGTGTCATGGCCCGATGAAAGAATCACAAACAAAGAGAGGAAAGTAAAATGAGTTTATTAACACAAGTATGGGACAGTGTTGTCACTGCAGCCGGCAATGTCGCCAGAGCAGTTTTAGATACCGGCTGGTCCGTCTGGCACGAAATTACCGATGGCGCTCGGCGCCGTAGCTGGTGGCTGCTCGTAGCTCTAGTATGGCTCGACGGCGTACTCGTTGCTCACTGGTTGCTGTAGGAGAGAACATGGAAGAGCAAAGTGGATTCATCGACACTTGGTTGATGAAGTTAACATCACGTAAGCTTCTAGTGTGGCTTACTGCGTCTGCGTTAGCGTTCGGCGGCTATCTAGCCAGCGCTGACTGGGTTATTATTTCGAGCATCTTTATCGGCACACAAGGGGTCGTAGATGTGGTGGAGAGACTGAAGGGCCTCAAGTGACCACGCAACAGTTAGTAGTGCAATTCCTACTTAAGAATTGGAAAGGCATTTTAATCGCTGTCTTGTCCCTGGTGGTGATGGGAAAGATGCGCTATGACCATAAGCAGATGCAAGCAGCATACGAAGCATCCGAACAGTCCCTACAGGCACAAATCGCAGGCCTGCAAGAAATTCACAAGCAGCAACTAGCTGATATGGAAGACTCGCTACAGGTCTACAAAGATACCTTAGATCAAGTAGAACGAGACTATCGAGAGAGCCAAGAAGAACTGCTAGAAGTGATCGAGAGTCGAAGAGAGGAATACGGAAGACAATTCTCTCAAGACCCCGAAGAACTAGCGGAGACAATAATGTTAATGTACGGATTTGATTATGTTCCTTAGTCTATTATTAACGTTGGCCGGGCCCGCTCAAGCAGCCGACACAGGCCAGTTTACCTTTCTGGGGCACCAACAGTGTGCCCCGTTTGAGGGTGTGCTTTTTGACGTGCCGGCATTGTCCGAAATCATGGCTCGCCAATCAACCGCCAACCTTGCATGCCAAGCACGAATTGAATATGAGCTTTCAGTTGAAGCCGCAAACTATGAGTTACAGCTTCGCAATTGGGAGATTCAATATACGGCTCTGCACGAGGAAATGACACTGATAATCTTTCAGAAAGATCAAGAAATTGAAGAACTCCAGGCATCCCTACTACGCCAGTCTCCGAGCAATGGATGGCTGTGGGGCGCAGGTGGAGTAGTGGTGGGTGCAGTTGTTACCTATGGGGCTTACCGAGTGTTCAATGAGTGAAAAAGATTTTGACAAAATCGCCGCTATCGAACAAGCCATTGCTAAGAAGTACGGAAGCGAGACTGTTCAAAACCCCCGCGCAAATTGGGACGAGACCAAAGAAAAAGAATACCTCGAACAGATGCGGGAATTATATAAGAAGAATACCAAGCACGAAGCCTTCCAAGAGAAAATAGATGTAAATGGTATAAAGGTTGCAAAGAAACTATTTAATAGAGATTCTTTACGGCATTGTCCTGTTTGTTCTTCTCTCGCTAGAAAAGCGACAGACGATGTTTGTCTTCTCAAATTTGATTGTTGCTATAGTTGTTATGATCGATACGTAGAAGGCAGAGAAGAAAGATGGGAAAAAGGCTGGAGACCAAATGAGGATAACTAAAGCTGACTTGAAGGAAATGATTGTGCAACTGCTAGCAGAACAAGAAGAGCCCGCTCGGTTAACACAAAAAAGTATGAGCGCTTCTAGCTTTGTCCGTGCAGGCAAGGAAGGCCGCCAAGATGTAACGGGAGAATTAACCCCACAAGAGCAGGGAATTATAGATCAGGTCGACCAGTTTTTGTTGAACTTGGCAAAAGTACCCGGCGTGGACATTAATGCTAGCAAAGCACTCCTCCAACGCGTGGTTCAACTCCTCCAACGTCAACTGGTCCCCAAACAACAACAGGCAGCCCCCGAAGCCGCTACACAAGGAACACAGAAATAATGGCAAGTATTTATGAAATTGTACAAGGCTTAGCGCAAGCCGCCGCTAATGCATATGATGGCGCTCTGGGTGAAGACTATGAACCCGCTAAACCCGGAATCCTGCGTCGAGAAGAGGGAGATGCCCTTATCGACCAGCGCGTAATGGACGGCTTTAATGTAAAGTTTTATGGCAACATGATGTGCTTAAGTTATCAATCCGAGATTCAACTAAAAGAAGTATACGCTTCTGGCTTTGAGACGGAAATGGAACAACGCATCGCCGACATCGCCGGTTGGTTGAAGAAAGAATATAAAAAGATTACAGGCGATTCAGTCACCTTAACAACCGAGGGTGAAATCGACGTACTTGTTCAAAACTCTTCCCGAGTCCGGACGTGGGTTCAAGCGAAACAACACTACAAAGTAGGCGGCCTGGATGACGAGATGCATATCGAAGCACCCTCTCGTAATAGAGTAGAAAGGACTTGGCAAGAATTTTTAGATTTAGGCGATTGGAAAGGCAAGCGCCCCAGTAACGATACAAGGAAAAAAGATTCATGAAGATTTCAATTGCACGACTTAAAGAGATTATTATGGAAGAAGTTGCTCACGCAACCAACGAGGCTCATGACAAAGATTGGGGAATGGGCAAGGATGAAAAGTCTCGCACTCGACCCGGCGAAGAAGATTATACAGGACACAAGGGAGATGAATCTCACACACATCCCGGCGAACTTGATTACGAAGATGAAGGCGAAGATCTTGAAGGAAAGGCTAACCGAGTACTCGCGGATCTCCACGACGTAATGACTGCTGCTGGACTCAACGTTGATATAAGTGGCGGCGTGAGCGATGACGTTGAAGACGAAGAGGAAGTCGAAATAGAACTTGCAGATGATGAATGAGCTTTCAATTAGACAAGAAGCAACAAGTCCAAGAGATATTGAAATGCGGGAAAGATCCGTCTTACTTTCTTAAAACATATGCGCGCATCTCCCATCCGATGCATGGCCTCATTTTGTTTGATACATATGATTTCCAAGATGAACTTCTGACTGATTTTAATGATTACCGCTTTAACGTCATTTTGAAAGCCCGACAGCTTGGCATTTCAACTATCACCGCTGGCTACGTTGTGTGGATGATGCTGTTCCACCGCGATAAGGCTATCTTGGTTATGGCCACTAAGTTTGCGACGGCCGGAAACCTCGTAAAGAAAGTGAAGGGTATCATGCGCCAGCTTCCAGATTGGATAAAGATTTCCACTATCAGTGTAGATAATCGTACTTCCTTTGAACTCTCTAATGGTTCCTCAATCAAAGCAGCTTCTACCTCTGGGGATGCTGGTCGTTCGGAAGCCCTGTCGCTGTTGGTGTTAGACGAGGCTGCCCACATTGAAAACCTAGAAGAACTATGGACCGGTCTATACCCCACCCTCTCGACTGGTGGTCGATGTATTGCGTTGTCAACCCCTAACGGAGTAGGAAATTGGTTTCACAAGACCTGTATCGATGCCGCGGCCGGCGCCAACAACTTTAATCTTACAACGCTTCCATGGGATGTACACCCCGAACGAGATGACGTGTGGTATCAAAAAGAAACCAAAAACATGTCACGCCGGCAAATTGCCCAAGAACTCCAATGCAACTTCAACACGTCAGGTGAAACTGTGATTGACCCCGACTGCATGGAGTGGTTGTTGTCCGGAGTTAGAGAGCCTCTACATCGTACTGGTTTTGATCGTAATTTTTGGATTTGGGAAGAGTTTGATCCAACCTGCAATTATTTAATGGTGGTGGATGTCTCCCGCGGCGATGGTGCTGACTTTTCTACTTTTCATATTATTAAATTGGAGACCCTAGAAATCATCGGAGAGTACCAAGGAAAACTAACACCAGACTTATATGCCAACATGCTCAATCAAGTCGGCCGAGAGTTCGGAAATGCCATGATGGTAGTAGAAAATAATAATATTGGCTATACAGTACTTGACAAACTCACAGAATACGGTTATCCTAATCTATATTACTCTATTAAGTCTACTCATGAATACATTGAGCAACACCAAGCAGAAATTCGCTCTTCTGCTATCGCCGGCTTCACCACCACAATGAAAACGCGACCCCTAATAGTTGCAAAATTAGAAGAGTTTATAAGAAATAAACTAATTAAAGTGTATTCATCGCGTCTGGTTAATGAAATGAAAACTTTTATTTGGAAAAATGGCAAACCCCAAGCCATGAAAGGTTATAATGATGATTTAATTATGGCCTTGGCGATTGGTTGTTGGGTGCGCGACACGGCTATTCAAGCAAACGCTCGTGATCTGAACTATCAAAAAGCTTTTGTAGATGCCATCATCACCACCAAGACAACCATGAACACACGCATTAGTGGGCAGCATGGATACAAGAAGGATAACGTTTTTGATAAAATGAGCGAAGCAGAAAAACTTTATGCCCAATACAAATGGATTATCAAGTGAGATTATAAATGGCAGACCCCAAGAAAAACCCCGCTAATAGTAACACCACCCTGTTTAAAGCTCTAACCCGACTTTTCTCAGGCCCTATTGTTAGTTACCGTTCGCAGTCCGGACGCAGAATTAGACGCCAACATCTAGATAAGTTTTCATCTAGATTCAAGTCAGCGTCGGGACAACAGTTTAAAAAGACGATGCACAACCCGCTCAACGAGTTGGGCGCAAACGCAATCGCAAACCAGCGCCGTTCTGAGCGCTATGTTGATTTTGACCAGATGGAGTACATGCCGGAGATTGCATCCACTCTAGACATCTACGCAGATGAGATGACCACCTATTCTGAATTACGACCCATGTTAAACATTCGCTGCCCCAATGAAGAAATTGAAGCTGTGCTCGGTGTCCTCTTTGATAGCATACTTAATCTCAAGTATAACCTTTTTGGCTGGGCGCGCACCATGTGCAAGTATGGCGACTTCTTTCTCTACCTAGACGTAGATGAAAAATATGGCGTCCAGTCGGTCATCGCCCTTCCCTCTCAAGAAATTGAAAGGCTCGAAGGACAAGACTCTACCAATCCTAACTACGTTCAATATCAGTGGAACTCTGCCGGCATGACTTTTGAGAACTGGCAAATTGCCCACTTCAGAGTCCTAGGAAATGATAAGTATTCTCCATATGGTACATCAATTTTGGAACCAGCACGACGCATCTGGAGGCAGCTAGTGCTTATGGAAGACGCCATGATGGCATACCGTGTTATCCGTTCGTCTGAACGACGCGTCTTTAAGATTGACGTTGGTGGCATTCCCCCACAAGACGTAGAGCAGTACATGCAAAAGATTGTAAGTAACCTTAAGCGACACACAATTGTGGATCCCTCCACAGGACAAGTCGACTTGCGCTACAATCCTATGAGCATCGAGGAAGATTACTTCATTCCTATTCGTCCCGGTTCCGCAACAGACATTACGTCGCTCGCCGGCGCACAAAACATTACCCAGATTGATGATATCAAGTATTTACGTGACAAGCTTTTCTCCGCACTCAAGATTCCTCAATCCTACTTAACGATGGGAGAGGGAGGAGAAGAAGATAAAACCACTCTGGCCCAGAAAGACATGCGGTTTGCAAGAACCATCCAGAGACTACAACGAGTCATCATCGCAGAACTTACAAAGATTGGAATCATCCATCTCTATACCCTAGGTTTCAGAGGGGACGACTTATTAAGCTTCAGCTTAACCCTCAACAACCCCTCGAAGATCGCAGAGCTTCAAGAAATCGAAACGTGGAAGCAGAAGTTCGATATCGCGGGAGCCGCTACAGAAGGCTTCTTCTCTCGCCGCTGGGTTACTGAACACATCTTTGGGATGTCTCACGAAGACTTCATTCGCAACCAACGCGAAATGTATTATGATCGGAAGCACGATGCAGCACTTCAACAAGTGGCAGAAGCAGCCGCTGCAGAAGGGGGCATGGGTGGTGGCGACATGGGAGGAGACCTTGGGGGTGATCTTGGAGGAGACCTTGGAGGCGACCTTGGAGGAGACTTGGGTGGAGGGCCCGAAGAGATGCCCGCAGCAGAAGCGGGTGGCGACGAAGGCGCCGAAGACACCGCCCTTCTGGCAGTTCCCCCTGGATCTCGAAATGAACCACGTCTTACACCTGGGGCTAAAGGCAAAGTCTATTATCCTAAGAAGGTCGATCAACGGCCCGCCGGCGCCAGAACGCGCTCTAATGCCGCTAAATATAATCGGGAAAAGGGAGGTTCATCCGCTCGGAATATTACCCCTGGAATGGGCGACCTGCAATCATTGGTAAAAATGGGCGGCGCATCAACAGGTATTTATGAAGAAGAAGAACCTATTTATAAAACAGGAGAGTTGTTAGAAGAAAATCAGCTATTCCAAATAAATGAATCTACGCGTAAACTAATTATGGAATTAGAACAAAAGAGTGAAACCCCTACGGAGCAAACACATGAAGACACGACATAATAAAAAACGTAATTCGGCCTTTGTTTATGAAGCTCTGGTTAGAGAAGCGACAGTAGCAATGCTGAAGAAAGACACTGCACGCTGTAACACAGCCGTGAGAATTATCAAGAAACACTTTAAAGAGGGAAGCCTTTTAAGACATGACTTAGAGTGTCATCGTTCTCTGTATGAAAATCAAAGCTTGGACAAGGAAACATCGGAAAAGATTTTAAGAGAAGCCAAAATGGCCAATCGACTATTAGACGCTGAAGGTCTCTTCGGCGAACAAAGCGAACTCATCCGGGACATCAATAAAGAATTAGAACCCAGAGTCTTTGGCAACTTTGTTCCTAATTATAAATCTTTGGCTTCCATAGCACAAATTTTCTCCGATAAGATCTCTCCCAAACATCAAGTTATATTAGAAAATGAAATCGTTAAGAACATGATGAATGCGTCGGTTGTCCGCGATAACCAGTCAGAAATAGACCATGTAGTGGTGCGTGCTTTTACTCAAAAGTTTAATAATAAATACGATAAAGATTTGCTAGCCGAACAAAAGGAACTCTTAACTTATTATATTTCTTCGTTCGCCGACAACGCTCTCGAATTGAAGATATTCTTAAATGAAGAAATCGCGCGCTTAAAGACTCAATTGGAGGGCGCCCGAACGGTGGAGGATATCAAGAATGACAAAGACATGCTCCAGAAAACTGAAGAGATCATAGGACGCCTTAGCGAGTTCTCTAATGCGCCGGTGGATGATGAAGTGCTCTTAACCATTTTAAAAACTCAAAGTCTCGTAAAGGAAATCTATTCAGATGGCAATCACAGTTAGAATTGGAAAGGGAGATTCGCCCGAAGCCACTGTTCGTTTAGAATTAGATGTGCGCAAAAGCATGAACGGCGATTTAATGATTTTTGATCACGGGGATATCGATATTGTCCTTTCTACTAAGAACAATAAAATCACGGCCTTCCCTAAAGAGACCATGAACGACTTGGTGTATGGTGCCCAGAACAGATTGTTTGCCCACTTACGCAAAAAAGGCCTTGTTATAGCTGATTCTATTCAAGGGGGGGCTTTTTATGGTGCTTTCGAGGCACTCATGGAGGAAACTAGTGCTGAAAATCTCAGCACACCCAAGCTGGCATTGATAAATATTTCTAATTTTATTGATGAAGAGCGCCCCTACTTCGAATCCACCGAAGCCTTTATCTCTATGGCCGATGATGAGCTTGTCCACCCGGATAAGGCTGATTCCACCGAACTTGGAGAGGTGCCACAGCGTTCTGAACAAGGATCTATTCGTCCTGGATATATTAGGGATCCATATTCCTTAAGTTATCTGTATACGATTTAGGAGCCTTCTATGTCTGAAATGAAATTGATAATGGAGAATTGGCGCTCTTATCACACAGACCAGTTACAACTATTGCGTGAAAATGAGGTGGCAGATTTAGTCAGTGATGCCCTCGAACAAGCAATGAAAGACATTGAAGATAAAGTTGATGCCGAGGTAGAAAAGAGAGACAACGAAGAGGAAGGTGCCCTAGAGAAAAAAACTTTAGCGGAGGCCGAACAGTTAAACGAATCATTGGCGATGGGCGCTGTTCTTGTCCTTTGGGTTAAGGCGATTGGTCTTTTAACAGCAACAGGAGTTGTGGCGAAAATTGCTAACTATGTTTTTATTAAGATGGGAATCGCAGGTCGTGAGCGCGAATGGGAACGGGCACTTGATCCAGCTTCTCCTGCTGCTAATGTGGAAATCCCACTGGAGAAATTTGCTAGTTTTTTAGAAGAAACCGCCAAGGCATTGGCTACGGGCGGCTTTAATCGGGTGGCCATGAAGTTGGTTGATAAACTTGTTACAGACCCAACCAAAAAAGAAGAATTGAAGGAAAAAATTGATCTAATGGCTCGTATTATGGTTTTTATTATTACTGTTGGGGCAGGCATTAACGAGTTAACCAAAGGTGCAGAGGCTTCTGGTAACGTATCTACATACTTTATGAATCTAGCAAGGGAAGCAGATGTGGCAAATGTTCCTGGTATGGACGCTATAGGAAATTTGTTTGAAGCCGGCGCAGATAGTATGGAATTTATAAAAAAAACTTCTCAAATTGTATCTAAAGCATTGGCCGGCTCGGGCAACACACAACGTTGGACCAGCATTCTTTTTGAGGAGGATTTAATGTAATGGAACTATTATATTTTATACTGTGTGCCTACGGGCTCACTCAAATTCTAGTATACGGAAAAGTTTTAGACTTGTTACGCCCGACGAAAGGATGGCTGGGCCAACTATTTAGTTGCCCTATGTGTATGGGTTTTCACGTAGGTTGGATTTTAATGCTACTTTCTCCTTACACAGAACTATTTAATTTTGATGTAACCCCGGTAAATTATCTTCTTTTAGGATCTCTCTCATCGGGCACATCGTATATTTTAAATATGGTTTTTGGAGACGAAGGAATTAAACATGAATACAAATACATGGATTAGCAAATGGAGACTACAACCCGTTCGGCGTTGTTGTAAAGGTTCTTAGCTATGGCTAAAGTTTTATTGCGTGAATATTATGCCCTCTGCGAAGGCGGCGTATGTCAAGATTTATTAACTGAAGAAGAGAAGAGATTCGTTTCTAATGGCGGGATGATGCTTTCTGGCAAACTCCAAGAAGCTGACGTCCAAAATGGAAACGGACGCGTCTATCCCTATAAAGTTTT